GAACGTGATCTTGCTGCTGCTCTGCGCCGCGGCACTGTGCAGTTGCACCCGCAGTGGGCCTGTCCTGCGCCCGGACCCTTCGCCGGTGGTCCTGCCCCCGATGCCGTCCAAGCCAGTTCCGCAGGGCGCGCAAACAGCGCGGCACGAATTGTTGGCGCAGCCGACGCCGACGCGGCCGTGATCGAGTGGCTGTGGGCAGGGTGGCAGGCTGACCGCCAGGCGGTGATTGCTGCTGGGTGTGCTGTCGAGGCGCAGTGATGGCAAGGCCGAGCAAGAAGGCCCAGGCAGTGGTGGATGCCATCTGCGCCCGGCTGTCCGAGGGCGTGCCGCTGACCGTCATCTGCCGGGATGAGGGAATGCCGGCGCCGCGAACTGTCCGTGACTGGATGGAGGGCGATCCGGAGGTTTCCGCCGCCATCGCACGCGCGCGCGAGGAAGGCGAGGAAGTGCTGGCCGAGGAATGCCTGACCATCGCGGACACGCCGATGGAAGGGATAGTCGAAAAGCTGGCTCTAACCGATAAAGGCGATCTGGTGGTGGTTGAGCGCCGGAAGGAAGACATGCTCGGCCACCGCAAGCTGCAGATCGAAACTCGCCTGAAGCTGCTGGCGAAGTTCAACCCGAAGCGCTGGGGCGACAAGGTGCAGCAGGAGCTATCCGGCCCGGGCGGTGGGCCGATCCAGACCGTGACCGCCGTGGAGCGACGCATTGTCCGTCCTGCAGATCGAAACGGCTGAGGTATGCGAGCCGCTGCTGCAGCCGTCGCGGTACAAGGGGGCGTGGGGGGGGCGCGGCTCCGGGAAGTCGCATTTCTTCGGCGGGCTGCTGATCGAGGACTCGCTTGCGGAGCCTGGCAACAACGGCGGCGAGGGGATGCGTTCTATCTGCATCCGCGAGGTGCAGAAAGACCTGGCGCAGTCATCGAAAGCGCTGCTGGAGGCGAAGCTGTCGCAGTTCCGGATCGGTGAAGCGCAGGGCTTCAAGGTTTACCGCGATCTGATCCAGACGCCTGGCGACGGCCTGATCATCTTCAAGGGGATGAACGACTACACGGCCGACTCCGTGAAATCGCTGGAGGGCTACAAGCGGGCGTGGTGGGAAGAGGCGCAGACGGCGACGGCGCGGTCACTCAGCCTGCTGCGTCCGACACTGCGCGCGGCCGGCTCCGAGTTGTGGTTCAGCTGGAACCCGCGCCGCAAGACGGACCCGGTTGATGTGCTGCTGAGGGGGGCGCAGACACCCACCGGAGCATCGGTGGTGCGGGCGAACTGGCAGGACAACCCTTGGTTCACCGCGGAGCTGGAGCAAGAGCGGCTGGACACGCTCCGGATCGAACCGGACCAGTACGCGCACATATGGGATGGTGACTACGTCACTGCCCTGACCGGCGCCTACTTCGCTGAGCATCTGGCTCGGGCGCGGGATGAGGGCCGCATCGGGTTCCTTGCTGCCGACCCGCTGATGACGACCCGGGCCTACTGGGATATCGGCGGCACCGGCGCGAAGGCGGACGCATGCGCCATCTGGGTTGTCCAGTTCATCGGGCGCGAGGTGCGGGTGCTGCGGTACTACGAGGCGGTTGGACAGCCTCTGGCGACGCATGTCGAGTGGCTGCGGCGCAACGGCTTCGACCGGGCGCAATGCATCCTGCCGCACGACGGAGCCAGCAACGACAAGGTGTTCAGCGTCAGCTACGAAAGCGCGCTGCGGGCCGCCGGCTTCGATGTGCGCGTGGTGCCTAACATGGGCGCCGGCGCGGCGATGACTCGCATCGAGACGGTGCGCCGAGTCATGCCGTCGGTCCGGTTCAATTCGGCTGAGGTGATGGATGGCGAGCAGCGGATTGCCGATGCAACCGAGGCTGGCCGCGATGCCCTCGGCTGGTATCACGAGAAGCGGGACGAGAAGCGCGGCATTGGACTTGGGCCGAACCACGACTGG